GATGGAAGAGCTGGTCGGCAAGACCGACAAGTACATGAAGAAAACGATCTCCTGGACTGCACCCGACCAGGAGAAGTTCGAGCTGCCCGAGGTGCGAAGCGAACGAAAGTTCTTCCCCGCGCGCTTCGTCGAGATGGATGACTGGATGACCTTCCTCGGGTGGTACCTGAGCGAGGGACATCTGATCAAGAGCCACGGTAAGCGAGCCGACGGAATCGGGATCAGCCAGGACGCCCCCGAGGCTCAACAGCGGATCTTTGACCTGCTCGTCCGACTTGGCTTCAGCCCCAAGCGGACCGAACGTCAGGTGCATGTCTACAACACGCAGCTCGCTCGGCATCTGGGGCAGTTCGGCAAGAACTGCCTGGAGAAGCGCGTCCCCGCCTACGCCCGCATGGCGAGTGCCCGACAGATTGGCCTGCTGCTCGACTCGTACCTGGAGGGTGACGGCTACGAGAAGCAGGGGCAGGGGATCATCTACACCTCGTCTCCGCAGATGGCCAACGACCTCCAGGAGATGATCCTGAAGACCGGCAAGCCGTCGGTCGTCCGTAAGCGGGACCTGGCTGGCAGGGAATCCGACTTCGGCTCGCACGTGGCGACCTCGTCTGTAGACGGGTACGTCATCACGCGTCCGCACGAGGATTCGAAGATCAAGTTCTATCCGCAGAATCTCAAGAAGATCGACTACGACGGTCTGGTGTACTGCGCCTCGGTACCGCCGGAGGCGATGCTGCTGACCCGCCGGAAGGGTTACACCCTCTGGTCCGGGAACTGCGGCGTGCCGGAGGAAATCTGGACCGGCGTCGAGGCCATCACCACGAACATCGGCTGCCGGATCCTGGCCATCGGGAACCCCGACGACCGCAACACTGACTTCGGGAAGAACTTCACCGAACCGAAGACCTCTCACCTCTGGCACAGGATCTCCATTCCGGCGTCTTCCACGCCGAACTTCACCGGGGAGCCCGTGCCCCGTCTGCTGAACGAAGTCCTGGTCTCCCGGGACTGGGTCGCGGAGCGGAAGGACGACTGGGGCGAGAAGGACCCCCGCTACATCTCGAAGGTGCTGGCCGAGTTCCCCGAGCAGAGCATGTCGTCGCTGTTCTCCCCTTCGCTGGTGGCCGACGCCGTGGACGAGCCGCCGACTCCTTCCCTGTATTCGATCCTGCGACTGGGTGTCGACGTCGCGCGCTTCGGCTCAGACAAGACGGTGGTGGCCTCGTACTCCGGGGTGACCGCGCAGATCGAGGAGAGCTGGTCGGGAACCGACACCGTGTCCTCGGCACACAAGGTGCTCCAGATCGCGGAGCGCTTGAAGGACGAGCGCAAGGCGCCCTGGGTGGAGATCCGCGTGGACGCCGTCGGTCTGGGTGCTGGTGTCGTCGACACCCTCAACGCCCGCGCGACGCTTCTGCCGGAGCCCTGGTTCACGGTCTACGAGATGCATGGTTCAGCCACTCCTCCGGCCGACGTCGGCGGTTCGGTCTACGGCTTCTACAACGCCCGCGCGTACTGGTTCGAGCAGCTTCGCCAGAAGATGCGCAACGGCTCGGTGAAGCTGGTGGACGAAGGTGATTTGATCTCCGACGACCTGAAGATGGTCTTCTACTCGATCAAGAACGGCCGTCTGCTCATCGCCTCCAAGGAGGACATGCGCAAGGAGTACGGCAAGTCCCCCGACTTCGCCGACGCCATCGTCTACGCGGTCGCCCCAGTGGCTGAAGGTCTCAGGCAGGGTGACGTGCTCAGCGAGAGCGCGGAGACCCTGGCTGATTCCCTCGTCGAGGAAGACGAGTACATCAGGGAGGAGTCGATCGCGCCCTACTGACGGAATTCTCACAGTGAGCTGTAGTTCTGTGCGTCACGTATGCGTGAAACTCAAGGAGGTCACGGTGTACGACCATGCGGAGGCAGCACGCCGGAGGATCCTCGCGCGGGCGGCAGGCGGCGGAACCCTGGGGAGGAAGTATGCAGAGCTGGCGAACATCCTGATGGCGGGCCCGGATTCATCGCTTAGGACAAGCGCACTCAAGAAGCTGGCCGACTCCTGCGACAATGCCATCGCCCTGGCGGAAAGGGTGCGCCAATCCGGGGGCAACTCCTCGCACAACCCCGGGTCGCCAGGTCAAACGAACGGTTAAGGTGATCGCATGTCGATGCAGAAGCCCCTCGAAGAGATGACGCTCACGGAAATGCACACTCTCGTGAGCAATCTCGAAGCTCGGAACGAAGAGCTGATGGGTGTCGTCTCGGATGAAATGCGGGAAGCTGGCGAGTTCGGCCGCGCCCAGCTCGCCCTGGAGGACATCGGCTGGCGCCCGCTGATGGGGCTCTCCGACAGCGCCAACTCCTTCACTCTCGACGCCCTGCATCACGCCAGCGAGCTGTGCCGTGGCGTCGCCACCGTGAACCCGCTCGTCGGCAGGGGCCTGCGCGTACGCACCGGCTACGTATGGGGTTCCGGCGTCTCCGTGGTGCCGAAGGAGTTCATCCAGGGCCCGGGACGTCCGAGGACGGTGAACCTGGAGCCGGAACTTCCCGACGGAATCAACGAGGTTCTGACAGGCACGCTGGCCCAGCTCGAACTGGAACGCACCTCGGGCACCGACGGCAACCTCTTCTTCCTCGTGGACCGGAGGACCAAGGAGGTACTGCGGGTTCCCTTCGAGGAGATCACCGAAGGTGTGAGCCAGAAGGGGAACCGGGAACGCCTGCTCTACATCCGGCGCACCTGGAACGACTGGGATCTGGAGCTGGACTTCGAGGCCAACATCGAGCTGAACCCGATCACCGCTCCGAAAGCTGCGGCGCGCGGGCGCACCTGGATACGGTCGGACCGGGAAGGCGCATCCGGCGGTTCCACCCGGGCGGGGTTCTCGTTCCGCGACGTCTGGTACCCGACCCCTGCCGGAGTCCGGGCGCTGGGAAGGAGTCGTGGCGCGGCGCAGATCGCCGGAGACCAGGTGGACCACACGAAGGTGATGGTCCATGTCCCCTTCAACCGGCTGACCGGGTGGCGCTGGGGCATCCCCGACGTGCTGCCCGCCGTCTGGTGGACCAAGGCGTACAAGGAGTACCTGGAGAATTGCTCGACCCTCACCAAGGCGTACGCCCGTTTCGCCTGGAAGGTCACATCGGACCGCTCACGTTCCGTGCGACGCACTGCCGCCGCCATGGCGCAGGCTCCGCGCACCGACCCGGCCACGGGGCAGCCCCTGAACGTCGGCGCTTCCGCCGTGCTGGGCGCCGGTCAGGATCTGTCGGCCGTCGGCGGCAACACGAAGGTCGACTTCGACGCTGGCCGCCCTCTCGCGGCGATGATCGCGGCGGCGCTCGACGTACCTCTTCCGGCACTTCTGGAGGACCCGTCGATCGCGAACAACGCGGCGGCCACGTCCCTGGACACCTCCACGGTCCTCGTCATGCAGGCGAGGCAGAAGGTCATGGACGAGATGTTCCGGGAGATCTTCAAGACGCTGGGCCTGAAGGTGCGCCTGCGATGGCCCGAGATCTCCGAGGAACCGGTACACCGACGCCTCCAGGCGCTCGACATGGCGATCCGGCTCGGCCTGTTCTCCGCCGACGAGGCGAGGGCGATGGTGGTCGACGCATGGGGCGACAAGTGGCAGGACTTCGACCGCGAAGCGCCCGACGTCGAAGACCTTCCCTATGTGACGGGAGGAAATGGCCAAGGAGAGCAGCCGAGCGCACCGGCTTCTAACTCCTCGGAAACCTCCGGTAATTCCGGGGAAAATGGCACGACAGGAACCGGTGGTCCTGGGGCCCCCGCACCTTTGAAGGCGGGAAACTCGCGCTCAACCATGGCGCCGAAGCAGCCGGAACCCATGTCCTACGGCGACCACGAACTGCGCGACGAATCAACTTCATAGCACCTCACCGGGACTTTTGACCCCGGATGCTATTACGCTGTGCTCATCGTTGATCAGTGAGGGGGCTCATGTCCAAGGAAACGCTGCGGGAATCCGCAGTCCTCTCCGCAGACCAGCAGTCCTCCGAGAAGGGCATCTGGCGGGCCCTCCTCATCGCTGCCGACGTTCAGGGGTCCAGCGGGTACTATCCCGCTGATGTGCTCAAGCGGGACGGCGCTCGCGCTTTTCCTGCCGGAACACACATCTACTTCGACCACCCTTCGGGGACCGAGGAGATGGACCTTCCGGAGCGCAGCGTCCTCAAAATCGCCGGATACCTTCTCGACGACGCGACCTTCGAAGAGACATCTGAGGGACGCGGGCTCTTCTCCCGGATCCAGTTCACGGAGAAGGCCAAGCCGATCGCGAAGGAACTGCACAGCGTGATCGGACTTTCGATCCGCGCCGCAGGCCAGATCGAAGAGACCGCTTCGGGGCAGCGTATTGTGCGCAGCATCGAACAGGGCCTCTCTGTTGACCTCGTCACCCGCGCTGGAGCGGGAGGAAGGCTCGTCACCATGACCGAGTCGGCCACGCCGGAGTCCCCTCCGGCCGAGCAGACCGCGAGCACCGCCGCCCCGGCCGCGAGTGCAGCCGCGATTCCGTCCACCACCGGCACGGGCGCCCTCCTCAGCGAGGTGGCCGCCCTCAAGGACACCCTCTCCGACCGCGTCGAGCAGCTTTCCGTCGACGTGGCCCGCATGGCGCAGCAGCTCCAGGAAGCGCGCCGCGAGACGGAGAAGCAGACCCGCGAGAACGCGAAGCTCCAGGAAGCGATCACCTTCCTGCGCGACCGCGCCGAGACCGCCGACAAGGCGCTCAAGGAGAGCAAGACGACCGGTGACGTTCTCACCGAACTTCTGGAGGCGAAGCTGCCGCTTCCCTCCATGATCCGCATCGCGCAGTCCTACCGTCCGGACCAGGACCTGCACGAGGCGATCACCCACGAGCGCGAGTACCTGAAGCAGCTCAGGCGGGAGACCGAGCGCGGCGCGCTCGCTGAGAACCGTGACACCTCCGGCCTCGGCCTGACGGAGTCCTCGGTCCTCTCCTCCACGTCGGCCGACAGCGATCTCGCCGAGATCCGCAGCCTGCTGGGCGGAGGTTCCTACTGATGGCCACCAACGAGATCTTCAAGTACGCGGACTGGATCTCCCTTCCGCTGCCGCTCCGGGGAAGTGACCCGGCGGTCAACGACGACCCGACGCTGGCCGGTGACCCGGTCAAGATCGGCTCCATCGTCGGCTTCGCGCAGGAGGTCGGCGGCAAGCCGGTCTCCTACACGGTCGGCTCGACCACGGTCACGCAGACCAGCAACCGCGCCAACTCTCTGGAGCCCGGCTGGGCCTCGGTCGCCCTCACGGGCGCCTTCGCCTTCCCGGTCACCGGCTGGGACGCAGAGACCATGGGCTCCGGCACGCCGGTCGGCATCAACGTCGCCGTCGGCACGACCCGCGCAACGCTGGTCGCCAACTCCATGGGCGACGGGTGGTTCGGCGTGATCGTCGGCCAGACCACCGCAGGCGT